TGCATTATTAAGAATGCCAAGCTCTAGTGGAGCTTTGTTTGTTTTAGGGTCTATTTTAAGATTCTTCAACGCTGGAGTAAGTGAAGTGACTTGAGCCTCCAGGCTATCAATAGCCTCCAAGTCTTTGATTTCATCTCGCTGAAGACTTGTTGCCATAGGATTATTTGTGGCTTTGTTTTTCGCGTTTGCTATTTGTGCCCGCAAAAGTTGTGCTCTCAGCTCACGATTGCCTGCGCCAATGCCAGCTTCAATTTTTGCAAGAGCTGCTCTTGCATCAGCTTGAGCTTTTGCAATTTCAACTTTAGTGCTGTTGTCAGCGGCAGCAATTGCGGCTTTAGTACTATTGTCAGCAGCAGAAATTGCAGCTTGAGTGCTGTTATTTGCCTCCGCAACTGCTGCACGACCATCAATTTGCGCTTGAGCAATGTCTGCCTTAGTAGAGGCCACCAAATCAGCAATTGCGTTTTTAGAATCAATCGTCATTTGTGCAATAACTTTAGCGTCTTCTCCACGTTGTATTGCAGCAGTAATTTTTGCTTCAGCCGCAATTTGTGCTGCCTCAACTCTACTTGCTGCTTGTTTTTGAGCAGCATCAACTTGTGCTGCTGCTGCTGCTTTAGCTGCTTCAACTTTAGCTTCTGCTGCTGTTTTAGCCGCTTCACCTCTAGCAATTGCTTGTTCTTTTGCAACCTCAAGCCTACCTTGTATAGTTTGTTCTGTAACCTCAAGTTTGCCTTGTATATTTTCTCTAGCAACAGTCAAGGTAACTTCTCTTGCAGCAGCTTTATCTTGAGAGCCTTGGATAATTGAAAGTACCTTGTCTGGGCTTCCGTATTGAGCTACAACACGGACAACATCGGCTTCGGTAGCATCTTCTCCAAGCTCACCAAGTGCTACCCGTAGCTTCTCATCCATTTGTTGACCATACTGAATTTTGTCAGTTTCAGCTTTAGACTTGGAAGCAGTAGCTAATTTTGCTGATGCTTCACGGGCATATTGAGATAGCGCAAGTGCCTCTTGCTGAAGCCCAGCATCTGCAAGCATTTTTGCGCCGCGCAACATCGACTCAGGATTGCTCTGGTCAATCTGCTTAGAAATAGCGTTCAGAGTGCTGATACGCTGTAACTGAGGGTCTACTCCACCCATTGCTCCACCAAGCGCACCAGCGAGGTTGTAGCCCGCTTGCTGCACACCTACAGCAGCCTGCTGGAATGGGTCAAGGTTTTGCAAAGCAACAGCACGGTTAAAAACCTGCTGCTGTTGTTGCTGCTGATACATATCGGGATTGACTCCGAATAGACCGCCAACAATGTCTTCTGCCATGATTATTTCCTATGTTGGGTTAAGTCGAAAAAGCCTTGAGAATAGCTGCCTGCAACTGTGGGTTATTTGCCGCCTGACTAAACAGATTGCCACTATAACTAAAGGCATTAACAGGAGCTTGTGTAGCCGCACTATTAATCATGCCCTGTCCAAGTAAACGTCCTGCTTCAGCAGCAGATGCCGTAGTCTTAGCGCCGATTTGCGTACCCAATGTCATTGGCTGCTGTGCAAGATTTTCAAGACCTGATGTTGTGTCTATAGCGGTAGCAAACGGAGCGTAAGCGGCGGTCTGACCAGCATAGTATTTGCCCATCAAGTCGCTACCTGCACCAAGCAGTCCAGTGCCAAATTGAGCTTGTTGTTGCCCAGCCTGTTGGCCTTGTGCGGCAAGTTGTAGGTTGCTTTGGGCAAGTGCATTGTAGTAAGCAGCAAGCTCAGGACTAGTAGCCGCCATAGTGCCACCTTGAGCAACAGATAGACCTCCACGACCTTGTGCCAGCAATCTATTCTGCAATTGGGCAAGTTGCTGTTCTTGTCCAGGAGCAAGCAATGCCTGCTGTTTAGCAATGTAGGCAGCGGCCTGTTGCTCAGGAGTTTGCTGTATGTAACCTTGTCCAAGATTGAACAGACTTTGTGCGCCAGCAGTAAGCGGAGCATACGCAGCTTGCGCCCCTTCAGCACCAGTAAGACCCTGTGCGGCAAGTGCGCTCAATCGGTCTTGATAGGCTTTGATTTCAGGGCTTGCTGTGTAACCAGCACCAATCACATTGCCTTGTGCATCAGTGGTGAAGTTAGATGCACCAAAGCGAGTGGTAACGCCAACAGGACGGAACTTAGCCGCATCTGCTGCAATACGGGCAGCTTCAACTTGTGCAGCAGCTTGTATCTGTGCGGCTTCTCTTGCTTTCTCTGCTGTATTGGCAGCGCCAAGACCTTGCAATGTACCAGTTAAAAGAGATGGGAGAAAGGAAGATACAGTAGAGCTACTTGGCAATAAATTAGACAAAGTAGAGCCAATAGAAGAAAGTAGGCCACCACTTGTGCCGCCAGCGCCAGATGCAACATTACTAGCAGCAGCATCAGCAAGACTTCCTCCACCAAGTGCAGTGCTTCCAAGACTACTACCAATCAATGCACCAGCACCAACTGTTGAAGCAGGAATTCCAAATGCAGGAGCAGCAGCTTGGGCCGCAGCATTTACTCCATATCCTTCAAGACCCATCAAAGATTCAATGGCAGCAGGAGTAAGAGCTGGTGTAACCCCTCCAAAACCAGATAATGCGCCAGCGCCAACTGTTGCAAGAGGAATTCCAAGTGTAGGTGCAGCGGTGGCGGCGGCTGCATTTACTCCATAACCAGCGCTACCAACTAATGATTCAATTGCTGCTGGAGTAAGGGATGGTATTGTGCTTGCGCCACTAAGAAGTCCACCAGTTGTAGCGGCAGGAACTACAGTAGTGGCGGCGGCTTGACTTGCTGCTGTTGCGGCTGCTTGTGCTTGTGCTGCCAATTGTGCTTGTGCGGCTGCCTCTGCTGTTGTTGCTGCTGTTTGTGCGGTTGTTTGTGCTGTTGCAATTCCTTCTGGAGTTGCTAAATTAATTCCTTCAACAGGAACAAATTGTGCGCCAGCATAAGACAGCACCAATGTCTCAAGACCTTTTTCTAGGTTGCCACCAGTCTGAGATGTCTTATTGGCAGCTAGAAATGAAGCTGTTACTTCTGGAGGAACTCCAGCATATGTAGCAATAGCTGTAATTGCTACCTCTAGCGCAGGGCTATCTGCGATGGTTCTGCCAAGGTCGGTAACCCCTTGAGAAAGCCCTTGCTCAATAGGCTGCAATGCCTGTGTAGCGGCCTCGCTAACTTTCTCAGTTGCTTGTGATACCCATCCCATGATTAACCCCTTAAATCAAAAGACATTTCGTAAGTCCTATCAAGGCCACCGTCTATCTTTTTAACAGTGCCTTTGACTATTCCTAGATTAGCCAAGTCGTTGATAGCAGGATTGTCATAGTAGGTCACCGCTTTATCAAATTTACCTTTTGCCTTTGCAAGCAAGTTATTCACAGCAGTCACTAAGTCCTGCTTATTTCCAGCATTTATTGCATGGAATTCTACTGTTTTATCCCTCTTTGAGGAGTAAATGACTATGGTATTTTTTGTCAACAGATACTTCATACCTTGCTTGACGTACTCCAAAAAAGTGTCTTTTACTGACTCAAGACTGTATTCGCGCCCACGATGGTTCTTGGCGTAATCGCCAGCAATGATTTCAAGCTCTTTTTCACGCGCCACTTCTTAGCCTTTACATTGTTCCGGCAGCAATCACATTGCCAATGACGGTGAAGTTCCCACTTGCATCTAGCTTTGCCACACTGGTTCCGCTAGATTTGAAAAACAAGACTCCAGCAGTTTCTTCCAACGTAAAGTTGGTCAATACGCCATTTGCTTTGCTTGCAATGGCAGTTGCAATGTTGTTGAACTCAGTGTCAATCTCTGTGCCTTTTACGACCTTGTTGGCATTGCCAGGGGAAAGTGCGTCTTTGGCTGCAAAATTAGTTGCTTTGGTGTAATTGCTCATACAAGTTTTCCTCGTTTCGCTTGAATTTCAATTTTCTGAATGCTCACTGGAAAACCAGTAATTTCTGTTTCATATCCAGTTTGCACAGCCTTACCAGAACCAGTTCCTTGACCGACAAGAAGCTGTAACTGAATTCCGGTTGAGTAATACGCAACAGGAGAGCCATTTGCCCCATATTCAGCAGTTCCGTACTCTGCAACAGTCGATGTTGGAATTGTTAGCACCTGAGACAAATACTGTCCGCTGAAGTCAAATCCCCACTTAACAATGAATTCTTGATTTGAGCCGCCAATGACAGTTACAACAATTTTCTTCAAGATAGAGGTAATACCAATATCGCCAAAGTCAGCATAGTTGGTAAAGTATTGCAATCTATATAACGATGCGTCATCAAGATAGGTGTCATACTTGCCAATGTAGCCAGTTTTCCCAAAAAGTAAGTCACCATTGCGCTTAGACAAAAAACAAGTAGGCTCAATAGAGTCCCATGTGGTCACACGAGCAGCGCCATCCTGCAACTGTGTTTTTGTGTCAAAGACATACACCTGTTTTGTAACAGGAAGGCTTAACAAATAGAAGGCATTGATTTCAGAATAAACAGCCTTGCAGTTAGCAAGCGTTTCAGATGAAAGAGCCAGCATCAAATCATTACGGACATTCTTAGATAGGTCACGCAGAGGCGCAGACTTCTCTTGGATGGTACGCAGCAGTGAACGTACCCCACTGTTTGACAAGAAAACAATGTCGCTGCCAGTAGTGTGGATAGTGTCGCGCCCAAGGCATCCAACGCTAGAAATGGAATCACTCAACTGCATGGTTGCAGGTGTAGTGGCATTAGCGTAAACAAGGATTTGACGCTGCCCAAAGATGAACAGGAACCCATTATGTGAAGCTAGGCCAACAATTTTGTCTGCGCCGTTAGGCCAAACACGGCTTACATCCAATGTTCCTGAAGTGCCGCCACTCCAAACATGACCAGCAAGCAGGTCAGAAAATGTGATGGTTGTATTGTCGGTAGTAGTGCTTGCAACCCAAAGGCGACCAAAGGCAGAGATGCCAATGTTTGCCAATGGCACAGTGCCTGTGTAACCAGTTTTCTCGCTTATCCTGCGGAATGTCGTAGTGCTAACAGCAGGGTCATAAATTAGTGGGTCAAAGCCTGTTTGAAAAAAGAAGGCAATGCCGTTTAGAGAGCATATCTGCCAATCATTTGCTGTGATTGTTGGTGCAGTACCTCCCCCACCATAGGTTAACTCAGTTACTGCATTTGCAGTTCCTAGCTTAAATAGCTTTCCATTGCCTGCAAAGAGAACAGTCAGAGTACCATCGGATTGCACCAATTCATGGATAACACCAACATTGTTGGCGCCAAGAGTTCCGCTAGATGGGTTTACCTTAGAGTAGCCTTTGCGAGAGCCAATACGCCCGTACTGGTCAATGACTGCATTGGTGGCAATAGATGCAAAACCTGAAGCCAAGTCCAACGGGCTATCCTGGGTGTTTAACCCATAAAACCCTGGCGCTGATACGCTGTAGGACTGTAGTGCTTGGCTCATGTCGAAACAAATTCGTTGTAATCAGGGAAACGAGTGCCTTCCAAGGCAATGTAATCAGAAAGCATTGACTTGTACAGCAGGAATGCTTCAGAAGAATTCATAGAGCCATCTTCACCACGCTCAATCAATGCACGGGCATAAGCATTCTGTGCCACCAGAAAGTCAGGAACAAGGCATATGGTGGCATCAGACGATAAGGCAGCCTGTGGCACTGCCAATGAGAAAAGAAGGCTGTAAACGCCATCTGGACGAGGATACAGCGTCACCTTTGCATCGTAGCTTGCATCCACACCCTCAAAGATATATTGGCTTGGAATGGTTGATGCTGGAACAACCGCATAGTTTTGATAGCGATTCATCTTTGCAAAACCAATGTTTTCTAGCGGGATGTTAGCCGTAGAGTTAATGGCATCCAAAACTTGAAACTTTTGCCCTGCACCAGTTAACGAGTATTTGTACACACTGGCAGAGGTAGTGACAGTAATGTCTTTGCCAAGGATGTTCCAAGGAAATGCGTCTTCTACTTGGCGCTTTGCATCGTTAACAAATTTGCCAATCAAGGTGGAATAGGTCGTGGCGTTGACAGTTGCAACTGTCTGCTCACGCAGTCGAGCAAGGACATCGTTGACAAGTTCTAGGTAAGTCATATTCTTGTAAGTCCTTCTTGCTCAAATGTAGCTATAAAACTAAATGTGCTTCCCGACTGAGTAGTTATTTTTAACTTGTCAC